AGCAACAGTAAGAACTCCCGAAGTAAAATATGGAACGTTTCAAGGAGGGGCTGCTAATATTCCAAACAGAAGACAATTTTTTTATTATACGGTCCCAACATGGGATGGCCAAAGAAAAGGTGCTGACGTGTATAAGATACCTCAACCAATACCTGTGGATATTACGTATAATGTTAAATTGTTTTGTAATAGAATGCGAGAACTTAATGAGTTTAATAAAATTGTAATGCAAACCTTCACATCAAAACAGGCATATACTCAAATTAAAGGACACTATATTCCAATTACTATGGATGGTGTTGCCGATGAATCTGCCAAAGAATTAGAAAAAAGAAAATATTACATTGCAAGTTATACTTTTATAATGAAAGGTCTTTTAATCGATGAGGCAGAATTTCAAATTTCACCAGCCATTACAAGACAAGTAACTTTATTTGAGACTGAAGACAAAGTAAAAACTAAAAAGGTAAACACTCAACCACCAAGACCCGATAATTTTGATTTAGATTTACTTTTTATCACAGGTAATACTCAATTAACTGAAGTTTTTAGATACACTGTTGATTTAAAAACTACTGAACTAACCAATGTTAGTTCATATGATGTTTATATAAATTCAAATTTTGTTGGTAGTGATTTATCTACAATACAAATTAATGATGGTGATACTTTATTGATTAATGTCACAAAAATAGATAATACAAAACAGTCTATTATTAAAACAACCGCTTACTTAGTTTAATTATTCACCGTAAATATCTTTAACTTCTTTACAGTTTTCGGTAATTATCTTCTCTAAATACCTATACATCTTCAACCCATTTTTATCACAATAGTTCTTTAATAACAAGTGAACTTCAGGTTTAATTTTCAAGTTTTTTATTTTTTTTTGGTCAGTTTTCATAATGGTAGAAAAAAGGCAGAATTTATTCTTACTCCTTGATAAATATTATCATAGGGGAAAGTTTTTTGTGGTTTGACGATGTATTTATATAGAAAAATAAATTCTAAACTATATTATTAAAATGGCATCATCTAATAAAGTTTTTGTTTCACCTGGAGTTTATACTTCAGAAAGAGACTTAACATTTGTTGCACAAAGTGTTGGTGTAACTACTTTAGGGGTTGTTGGTGAGACTTTACAAGGTCCAGCTTTCGAACCTATTTTTATTACAAACTTTGATGAATTTCAAACGTATTTTGGAGGAACGAATCCTGAAAAATTTGTTAATACACAAATCCCAAAATATGAACTGTCTTACATTGCAAAATCTTATTTATCACAATCAAATCAATTATTTGTAACAAGAGTTCTTGGGCTTTCTGGTTATGACGCGGGACCGTCTTGGTCAATTGTCACTATTGGAAATGTAAATCCTGCAACAATACAAGCAACAGGAACAACAGGTCCTGTAGCTGTTACGTTTACAGGAACTACAGGTGGGACAGTTACTTTGACATCAGTTCCATCATCTGTTAACGTTGGGGGTAATTTTTATAATCCTTATACTGAATTTAACGGTGGGACATCGTCTATATCTTCAGATTTACAAAGTTATATTTCAACACAAATTAATTTATTTGCAACATCTTCATCAGCGTCAGGGGCTACCGCAATTTTATGGGGAACTTCAAGCGCATCTACATTAAACAGTGTTACGGGTGTAACTTCAGTAAATACAATTACAGGTTCAACAGAAATGTTTGGTGTAAATAATGTTAATTTAACTTACGCTAATTTATCTGCATCAACTAACGACGCTTGGTATTATGGGTTATTCAACTATTATCAAGGAGCTAATGATGTAAACACATACTTTGGCCAAAGTTTAGGCGGAGCATTATCAGGTATTTCAACAACACCAACATCTGGAGTTTATTCAGGGACGGTTGCATTCTATACGACATCATATTCAGGAGCACCTTACTCAACATACGATGATATGGTTGTTGCGACATTAAGGTCAAGAGGTATTTCAAACTATAACTCAACTCAATCAGGGCCTTTCTATGAAGTGTCCGGCACAACTGACGTTACGATGGTTTGTACAGGTGGTTATTCAGCAGTAACTAAAAACCCTTACTCAACATTCCAAATATCAGGTGTAACATACGATGGAAATAACTTTACGTTTGAAACATCTATGTTGAACACACAAACAAATTATTTAAGAAATGTATTTGGGGCATCTAATTTTGGAAAAGATAGAACTGAAGTTCCTTTATTCGTAGAAGAAACTTATTCAGCATTATTACAAAATGGTTATAGAGCGGGACAAATTAGAGGTCTATATTGTGATTTAGTTTCTCTTGATAAAGCTCGTTCATTAGATACTGACAGTATTGGTTTTTACTTAGAACAATACCAAACACCTGAAACACCATTTGTGGTTTCAGAATTAAGAGGTAACAAAGTTTATAAGTTATTCAAGTTTGTTCTTATATCTGATGGAAATGCCGCTAACACATACGTTAAACTTTCAATAGGTAATATTTCATTTAACAATGGAACTTTTGACGTATTCGTTAGAGATTTCTTTGATAATGACCAAAACGTAAAAGTTTTAGAAAGTTTTACAAACTGTTCATTAGACCCAAATCAAAACAACTACATTGCAAATAAAATTGGAACATCTAACGGTGAATATCAAGTTAAATCTAAATTTGTCATGTTGGAGATGAGTGATGAGGCACCAATTGATGCGTTACCTTGTGGATTTGAGGGTTACATTATGAGAGAATACGCAAATGCGACTCCTCCATTTGTTCCTTTCAAAACTAAATACTATAGTGCGGGTGAAACTATTTATAACCCACCTTTTGGCTCAACAAGCGGAGGAGACAATCCAGTTATATCAAGTGGCGAAAACCCAAGAAGAGCTTATTTAGGTATCTCAAATATTTCAGGATTTGACTACGACTTCTTCCAATATAAAGGAAAACAATTACCAACTAACTTGGCTACTGATACAACAGGACCATCTTGGGGTTATTTGACAAAAGGATTCCACATGGATAGTGGGGCAACAGTTGTAACAATTACTAATGGATATTCAACATCAGGTCAATCGGCATTTGAAGTAGGGGTGGGTTCATTTAATTCTGAACCAACTGATTCAACTAATCCTTATTACAGATTAAATACACGTAAATTCACATTATTAGCCTATGGTGGATTTGATGGGTGGGATGTCTATAGAGAATATAGAACAAACAATGATTCTTACGCTTTAGGTCAAACAGGATTCAAATACGGAGCAGCAAGCTCAGTAACCTACCCAACGGCAACAGGATGGGGAGCATTCAAAGCGATTTCAGGACCTAACCAAGAAAATTGGGCTAATACTGACTACTACGCTTACAAATGGGGTCAATCAACTTTTGCCAATCCAGAAGCAACAAATATTAATGTATTTGCAACCCCTGGTATTGATTATGTAAATAACTCAAACTTGGTTGAAGATGCTATTGATATGATTGAGACAGACAGAGCGGATTCAATCTACATTACAACAACACCTGATTTTAATATGTTCTTACCTTCATACCAAGATATTAGTGAAGGTTTAATATATCCACAAGAGGCAGTTGATAATTTAGAAGGAACAGGAATTGACTCTAACTACACAGCAACTTACTACCCTTGGATTTTAACAAGAGATACTGTTAACAATACACAAATCTATATTCCTGCAACATCTGAAGTTTGTAGAAACTTAGCGTTGACTGATAACATCGCATTCCCTTGGTTTGCATCTGCGGGTTATACAAGAGGTCTTGTAAATGCAATTAGAGCAAGACGTAAGTTGACACAAGATGATAGAGATACTCTATACAAAGGTAGAGTTAACCCAATCGCTACCTTCTCTGATGTAGGAACAGTAATTTGGGGTAATAAAACTTTACAAATAAGAGAATCTGCACTTGACAGAATTAACGTAAGAAGATTGTTGTTACAGGCTCGTAAATTGATTTCAGCAGTAGCGGTGAGATTATTGTTTGAACAAAACGACAACAAAGTAAGACAAGACTTTTTGGATTCAGTTAACCCAATCTTAGACCAAATCAGAAGAGACCGAGGTTTAATTGACTTTAGAGTTCAAGTTTCTAACACACCTGAAGATTTAGATTCAAACACATTAACAGGTAAAATCTTCTTGAAACCAACAAGAGCGTTAGAATACATCGACATCGAGTTTGTTATAACACCAACAGGAGCATCATTTGATAATATCTAAAAATAAAATGAGTGGGGGGTAGTAATATCCCCCATAAATTATTTAACACATAAAACTATGAAAATAGAAAAAAAACTAATCAAAGAATCTTTAGGATACAATACTAAAGGAAAACAAACTTTTGCAGATAAAAAGCAAAATATTATTATTACAGAAGCTCAATTAGAAAAATTATTGGAAAAACTTAAAAAATAATGAATATTAGAAAGCATATTAATCAATTTATTAAATCTCGTAGTTTGAATGAGGGGTTCACTGAAGAAGGAAATCCTGACACAAAATACTACGCGTTTGATTGGGATGATAATATAATGTTTATGCCAACTTCAATCATGGTCCTTAGTGAAAACGACGAAGAAGTACCGATGTCTACAGAAGACTTTGCGGACCACAGACATCAAATTGGTAAAGAACCGTTTTCTTATAAGGGAACTACTGTTGTTGATTTTGCACCAGACCCATTTAGAAACTTCGGGGTTAAAGGTGATAAGAGATTTGTATTAGACTCTATGATAGCGTCTGTTGGACCGTCTTGGAATGATTTTGTTGAATGTATAAACGGAGGTTCAATTTTCGCAATTATCACGGCAAGAGGTCACAACCCAAAAACTTTAAAAGAAGGTGTATATAATTTAATAATGTCTAATAAAAATGGTCTTAATAGTAGAACATTGGCTGAAAACCTTTATAAATACAGAAATATAGGTAATGAAGTTACTGATAATAAAAAGACAAGGGCATTAACACCAAAAGAATTACGTGAGTATTTGGACCTTTGTAGATTTTATCCCGTGTCTTTTGGTGAGGGGTCGGCAACTAATCCTGAAGAAGGAAAAATCAAAGCTATGAGAGAATTTATTTCTTACTGTAAAGATATGGCAAAAGAAGTGGGTGAAAAAGCATACTTCAAAAATGATGTGGAAAACAATGAAATACTTCCTATAATTGGTTTTTCTGATGATGACCCAAGAAATATCGAAAAGATGAAAGAATTTTTAGATGATGAAGATAAAGAAAAACTAGTAAAAACTTATTTAACTAAAGGAGGTGAAAAGAAAGAATACTAGAATGTTATTTATAATGCAACAATAATTTTTAAAAATAACAAAGTAAATAGAAAAAAATTTAGTTGAAGATATTTATAATAAAAATAAAAGAAACAAAAAAAATAGATAGACATGGCTGATTTATTAATGAAAATGCCCTTTCAATATGAACCTAAAAGAAAAAATAGGTTTATTATAACATTCCCATCTTCTTTGGGGATTAATTCTTGGTATGTTGAAAGTGCTTCAAGACCAAAAATTGAAATCAAGGAAACACCAATTCCATTCTTAAATACTGAAACTTATGTTGCAGGTCAGTTTAAGTGGGGAACAATTGATGTTACTTTCCGTGACCCAATTGGACCATCAGCGTCACAAGCATTAATGGAGTGGGTTCGTTTACACGCAGAATCAGTTACAGGACGTATGGGTTATGCTGCTGGTTACAAAAAAGATATTGACCTTGAAATGTTGGACCCAACAGGTGTGGCTGTCGAAAAATGGATTCTTCAAGGAACATTCTTAACAAGTGTTGATTTTGATTCATTAGGATATAGTGAAGATGGTTTAATAACTGTAAAGGCAACTCTTAGACCTGACAGATGTATATTAGTATACTAAAAACAAAATAAAATATTATTTAATCCCATCTATTTTAGGTGGGATTTTTTATTTACATAAACTAAAGTCAAGTTATTTTTAAAGAAAAAAATTATGGATAAAAGTGCTCAATATGGTCAAATGGATTTTAATCTTCCACATGACGTTGTAAAATTACCATCCGGAGGGATGTTTTATAAACCAAAAAAAGAAAGTTTAAAAGTTGGTTATTTGACCGCATCTGATGAAAATTTATTAATGTCCCCAAATACACCATCAGATGGTATAATAAATAATTTGTTGAGGACAAAAATTTATGAACCTGGTTTTGATGTTGGACAACTTTTAGACGTAGACGTTCAAGCTATATTAATTTTTTTAAGGAACACTTCTTTTGGTAATGAATACGAATTTTCAATTAATGACCCCAAGACTAATAAAAGATTTGATGCTAAAATCCTTTTGGATGAATTGAACTATATCCCCATGAGTAATAAACCGGACTCTGAAGGATTATTTGATTTTGTTTTACCAAAATCGAGGGCACAAGTAAAGTTGAAACTTTTAACATTATCTGAAACAAATGAGTTAGAAAAGTTACAGGAAAATTATCCGCCAAACATGGTTGCTCCGGTTATAACAAAAAGATTAGAAAAACAAATTGTAGAATTAAACGGTGACAGAGATAAACTAAAAATTGTACAGTTCGTTACTCAAATGCCTATTATTGATTCTAAGGAGTTAAGAAAATTTATTAGAGATTGTGAGCCCAAAATAGACTTAAAAAGAACAATTACCGCCCCGTCCGGAGAAAGAGTCACAGTTAATGTGTCTTTTGGGGCGGAGTTTTTTCGTCCTTTCTTCTCAATTTAAACAAATTTTATTAGATGAAATATTTTATTTAACAAAATATGCAAACTTTTCATATTCAGATATTATGAAAATGCCAACATATGAAAGGAAATATTTCATAAATAAACTTTTCGAAAAACAATAGAAAATAATATTTATAAAATAAAATGATGTTTTTTGAGACAGAAGCAGGCGAATTAGGAAGTGCTGCTGGTAAAAATTTAAAGGAATTTGCAGATGCACTAAAAGGTGCATTAGAACAGTCTTTAAGTCCCGAAGGATTTGTCAAGGCCTTGACGGATGTTGAAAACCAATCAAACAAATTACAAAAAAGTATTGGGGGTGTTGTTATTGGTGCAGACCAATTTAGAGAAAAACTAATGGCCGCATACAAAAACACTCAAAACATGAATGCGACCTTTGCAGACACTGTAAATGCGGTTAAGGGTTTAGCTCAAGGTATGGGTAAATTTGTAAACCCATCACAAGAGGCATTAGAGGCAGTAGTTGGATTAGCCAAAGGTATTGGTGAAACACCTGAAAAGATTGGTGAAATGACTTCAAATCTAATGAGTTTTGGAGGAACCCAAGTAGAGGTTGTTGGTAAAATGAATGAAATTGCAAAAAGTGCAAGAAAAGCCGGACTTGATGCAAAAGGATTATTGGCGGACATAACAACTAACTTGAAAAAAGCATCAGGATTTGGTTTCTCAAACAGTGTGAAAGGACTCACCGAAATGGCAAAACAGGCAAAACTTTTACGTACAGATGTATCATCATTAGGTGCAATGAGTTTACAAGGAAGTATATTAGACCCAGAAGGAGCAATAGAAGCTGCTTCCAAATTTCAAATGTTAGGTGGGCAAGTTGGAAAACTTGGGGACCCCTTCCAACTATTATATATGGCACAAAAAGATTTAGCCGGTCTACAAGATGAGTTAGTCAAATCTTCAAAAGCTGCATTTACGTTCAATAAAGAAACTGGAAACTTTGACATAGGAACTCAAGATTTATATAGATTAAGAGAACAAGCAAAAATAACAGGTCAAGATTTTGATGCCTTAGTTAATTCGGGTAAAGAAGCAGCAAAACTTGATTACCTTACCGAAAAATTTAACTTAAAAGGATTAGATAAGGAAACTCAACAAATGGTTGCGGGGTTAGCTCAGATAGGTGAAGGAGGAAAAGTTGAAATAGATATACCTGGATATAAGAAAATTGAAGCAAACAGTGCGGAACAATTAAAGACGGCATTACAATCTGAGGATGTACAAAAAAAATTAAAAGAATATCAGGCTAAGGCCGACATGGACTCAAAAGACTTGGCTGTATCTCAATTATCTGTCACAGAAGAGTTATCTGCATCCGCAAGAACGATAAGAGATGCGGTTTTATTACAATCGGGAGCAGTCGCAGAAACGGACAGAAAGGCATTGTTAGATGGTTTAAGAACCGACGCTAAAGATGCTATTGACGCATATGGTAAAGTTGCAAAAGTTGCTCAAGACAAAACTTATGAGATTGCAAAAACAGGTGTTAGTGCTGTTGGTAAACAAATGGAAGATACTAAAGAAAGATATTCTAAAAACACAGAAAAAGAATTGTTAAAACAAAAAGTAGAGGGTAAGGAATATAAAGGTGAAGACACAGAAGTTACTGTAAACGATGGATTATTTCCATCGGCAAATAGTGCCCCAACAATTTTAAGTAAAGGAGCAATTTATAAAGGTATTGTTGGGGATGATGTTGCTGTTGGAACAAATTTAGGGGAGGCACTTAACAAAGCTGGTTCCGGTAATATTGGAGGAGCTATTGATATTAATATTAATTTGACAGGGTCAATAGGTGGTGACCCAGGACAACTTACAAAAATGTTTAATTCACCACAAGTTCAAAAACAAATAATGGATACGGTCTTATATAAGTTGAATGATTATAAAAAACAACAAGGGGTTCTTGCCTAAAAAATCTAAAACAATCTATTTATCATAAAAAGACTAAATGGAGAGTCCACTATCATTTAATTCAAGTGAAAATTTTAGAAAAAAACTTTTGGTGCGTAATTTACCACCATATAAAGTTGATAATGCATTTTCCAATAATAGTAAACCTGGGTCATCTGAGTTTACAATTAATGACCTTACACCAATTGATTCACCAAGCGTAGAACAAATCGGAAACCAACAAGAAAAAGTTTTATTACCAATAAATCAATACGGACCACAAAATAACCAAGGTGACTTTGGTAATATGGTTCCAATAAATAATAACCTAAATTATAAATCAAACGAAGGTGTTTATGGATATCCCGACAGTATTGGAAGTGATTTAGAAGTTATTGGTAACAATACTGAAAAACAACTTATTATAAAAAATGTATATCGACCACAAAATGGTTTGGCGGATTTTGGCTCAACTGCTTGGTATATAAATAATGATAAAGTAATCAACACAATAGGTGAAGGTGAATATACAATTCAAGACACTGTTGGAGGTAATTTAGAAACTACCGCAAATTTAGACAGACCTGTATTGATAACTAATAATCAGTACGGTCCACAGCTTTTAACAAATACTGAAGTTCCAATTAATAACAACTATCAGACTAATCCAAATGAGGGTGAATATGGGTTTCCTGATACCTTTGGAAGTCAGTTAGAAACTGTTGGTGATACTGATAGACCTGTATTATTTGCTATTAATCAGTATGGACCTGATAATATACCAACAAATGAAGTTCAAATTAATCAAAACCTTCAAACAAATTCAAATGAGGGTGAATATGGTTTTCCTGATACAGTTAATAGTGAACTACAATTAATTGGTGAAGACGAAAGAACACCAAGTTTTTTACAAAACCCATATGGTCCTGAACAAGGGCAAAGTGTTTTTGAAGTTGACCCTTATAGAAAATTAAAAAATTTAATAATACCGCAAGGAAATTATTTAGATGCTACAGATACTTTTGGTAGTGAATTAGAATTAGAGGCGGGTATAAAAGAAACTGAGGCATATATTGGAAATACTTACGCAACAGGAACAGGAGAATATGACCCAACACTTTTCAGATATTTACAGACAAAAGGTTTACAGTTACCTTACGCAAATTCAGATAACACATTTATATTTTTACCCTCAACATATACACCTTATAGTATATTAATAAGTGATAATCCTAGTGGTTCTGATGGTACGTTATCAGAGGACTCAAGCTTAGCTGGTATTGGTGCAAAACAACTTAACAAAGAATTTAAACATAGAGTTGCATTAGAGTTATATCAACAAACATTAGGTCAAATAAATTTATTTAGTGGTAATGTAAATCCTGAAACTGGTGAAATATCCGCAAACCCAAATACAGACCCATTCAATGCTATTGGACTATTAACGGGTAACGTTCCAATTATTGCAAGAAAATATAATATCACAACACCTGACTTTTTATTTGGGCAAGGAATTAATTTTGCTGCCAAATTAGCAGGATTGTATTCACCATATTCTTATATCCCTGGTGAATATTTTGACTATCCTAACTCGGTAGGTAATGGGCCATATCAGAATCCACTATCTTTAATAGGTGGGGCATTAGGTTCATTATTCAGTGCATTACAACCAGCTAATCAATCATCATCTGAATTATTAGTTGAATACACATCAGTGGCAACAAGAAAATTATTATATGACCAATTAAGATATAATATTTATAGACCTAACTATAAAATAGGTAATAATTTATTGGCACCTCCGGGTTCATTTTACGTTGGTGATAGAAAGAATCATTTAACTGAATTAGTTTCACCGGCACCTTTTTTACCATATGGTAGAGATGGTAAGACATCGGCTATGGGACCTGTTCTTTCTTACTCAGATATGGGTAAGTTATATGAAACTTCTCAACTTGACGACACTCAGTTTGGTATTAATAGTAGAAACTTATATAGTGCAGGCGCAACTAGAGATGGGGTAAAATGGATAGGTAGTAATATTTCGGGTGGGTTAACTTGGATTGGTAGTAAAAGCCCCGACCAACTTAACTGTCCTTTACCTGGAAAATTAGTAGGTAGAGGTAATCAAGAATTTGAAGATAATAGTGAATTTAATTTTAATAATCTATCGGGGTTCGATAGCACTAAATCCACAAATAATAATTTTACACCAGGGTCAATACTTGATGTGACACAAAAGTTAATTGACGCGGGTGAAAGAAGTAGTAGTAGAGAACATGTCGGAAAGGCTATTAATCAAGTATCTAAAGTTTTTAACGACGGATACCAAGAAATAACAAAAGGTTCAAGAGTAGTAAGATACACGACAAAAAATTCAACAGGTGGTGGTGATATTAAAGGTTTAGAATATTGTAGAATTTTTACAAAAGACAGGCCTTATTACACATATGATGAATTACAAAAAACAGATGGTAATATTAGAAAATACACAGATTCGGTTTTAGATAATACTTGGAATTTGAACATAGCACCTGTTGATGGATATAGTGTCAAAGACGGTAAAGTTAAAAAATATATGTTTTCATTAGAAAACTTAGCTTGGAGAACTTCAAATAAAAAAGGTTTCACCTATGAAGATTTACCTGCTTGTGAAAAAGGACCTAACGGGGGACGTATTATGTGGTTTCCACCTTACGGATTAAGTTTTGATGAACAAATTTCGACAGGATGGAATGAAAATACGTTTTTAGGAAGAACAGAACCAATTTATACATACACTAATACATCAAGAAAAGGTAATTTATCATTTAAAGTGATTGTTGACCACCCATCTATATTAAACTTAATAGTTGATAGGGAGTTAGAAAACGTAGGAAATAATGGAGAAATTACTCAAATTGTCGATTCGTTCTTTGCGGGTTGTACAAAATACGACTTATGGGATTTAACAACAAAATTCCCTATGTTTACACCAAATGATGTTTTTGAAACTCAAATTTTAACAACGGAAGATATTGTTACAGTAGTCGAAGAACATAACTATACTACAATAGAAGAAGAGGTAGATATAGATGATGATTATATTCCACCAACAGAAACACCACCATGTACTGTTTATCATTATGAAATTGGAGTTAATACTGATTTAAAATATACTGCATGTACGGGAAATGAAATTACTTTATCATTGTCAGGAGGTAATAAAGGAGACATTTGTGTTCAAAGAGGAACTACACCTCAAATTATTACACCGGACCCGACAAATACGGTTACACCAACAGGTGATGAATGTACTAGTACGACACCTAATCCAACTCCGACACCATCTCCAACACCAACACCAACACCAACGGAACCACCATTAAAAACAACGTTTCCCGATATTGGATTTTATTTTGATAATAATTTCCCCGATGGAACTAATAATAGAGAGGGGGTAACTGTAGATAAGGACTTTAAACATTGGTATGATTTATATATTGCTTCAGAAAACCAATACGTAAATTTAGGTAAAAGTGGAAGTTATTCGGCAGCATTAAACAAAATTGTTATTTATGGAGACCCCACATATAAAGATTATACTAATTATGTAACAAACCAATTACCAAATGATGCTAAAATTAAATACCTAGATAGTTTTGTTGACACTAGAAAAGACAAAATATCAGAATTTTTTGGGTATATTAAAAAAGAATTTGAAGAAGCAAAAAAATTCATTGAAAAAATTGGACCTCTATTAGACGCTGGTGACACAATTTCATTTGATTTAGTTGCAAGTGCTTCGGCGGTTAATGATAACGCTTATAATATTAATTTATCTAAGAGAAGATATGACTCCGTTAAAAAATGGATTTATGCTCAAACTTCACCAAATGGAACTACAATGGAAAAATATGTCCAACAAGGTAAATTAAAAATCAAAGAATCTACAGTTGGTGAGGACACAAGTCTTGTCGATGAACCTTATAAATTCATTAAATGTAGTAAAGATTTTCAAGACAGACAAAAAGACGGAACTGTTTCTGTTAACGCTATGGCTTGTAGAAGAACAAAAATTTCTAACATAGAAAGAACCAAAAACGTTTCTCAAAATGAAAACCCAACAAATACTGAGTCAAGTAACGTAGTAACAAATAATGGTGACCCATCACAAACAAACCAACAATTGGCTGGTCAAGATTTTATTATTACAGGTCCTGCAGGTCAAGAAAGTACAGGACAAAGTATAACACAACCTAACTCATCTTCACAATCATTTGTTTCACAATCACCAGAATCGCAACCATATACCAATAGTATTAATACAAGACCACAAGATGTCCAAACACAAACTTTTGAAAAAAGAAAAGATTTAACAAAAAGATTAGCAAGAAAACTTTTAACTGAGTGTAACTATTTTGAATATATTCAACAAAATGCCCCGATGATATACGATGGAATAAAATCTAAAATAAAATATTTCCAACCGGCATTTCACTCAATAACTCCTGAAGGGCTTAATTCTAGATTAGTTTTCTTACAACAATGTATGAGGCCTGGTGATACCATCCCTACAATTTCTGAATCAAATGGGGGTCAAGTTAAACTACTTTACAATGACGTATCAAATAGTGCGTTTGGGGCTCCACCAATCTGTGTATTAAGAATTGGTGATTTCTTTCACACTAAAATAGTAATAGATGGTTTAACCTTAAAATATGATGAAGTACCATTTGATTTAAATCCTGAAGGAATTGGCGTCCAACCAATGATTGCGGATGTTACGGTTTCTTTTTCTTTTATTGGTGGACATGGATTGGCGGAACCTGTCGCTAAATTACAAAATGCATTAAGTTTTAACTATTATGGTAATACTGAAATGTATGACGAAAGAGCCGAATCCACGTCTCAATTAGATTTAAGTCAATATGATGCACAAATAATATCACAAATAAAAGATGAGTTAAATGTCGTTGACACATCAGCCACAAGACCTACGGTAAATGATGGTGGAGTAACCATTGGTGTTACTAAAACTAACACTGTTGATTTAGTAACTTCAGCAACAACCGGAACTATCACATATAAAGACATTATGTCAAAGTTAGTGGACTCTACTAAATCATATGTAGAAAAAACAACATCTACTTTAGAAAAAATTAATCAAGAATATTTAATTGGGGGTCTTCAAATATTCACTAAGGATAGAAAATATACAGACGGGTTTTTCAATAGTTTAGGTGGTGATTTATCAAACACGGCTAACATATTTGGTTATGCTAGTACAATACAAGATAAATTAAACGATTTAGCAACTAAGACTAAAGAAGATATAGATAACGACTTGTGTCCTTTATTACCTACAGTATATAATCAAAATTTGACCGACATACAAATTAAAAAAATTAAAAAACAATTAAAAGATAATATTGATACGAGAAAGAACGAAATGACAAATGCGTTAGAGAATTACTCTAATGAAATTTCAACGAATGAATTAGATTTAATTAGTTTAATTGATAAAATTAGTTTTGTTTCTAATGGACATGACGGGTTTATAAAGAAAACCTTCTCAACTGTTGTTTATAATCTTTCAGGAACAACAAAGGTTACCCAACCAACATTACCTAATGTTGTGGACACACTACAAGAATTGGTTTTAGATTCATATTTAGTAAAAGATGATATGAATACATATTATCAAAAACTTTCTGAGTTCTCTTTAATCCCTACAGGTGATGATGTTTATAGTAGTAATTATACTCAGAACACTTATTTACCTGAAAACAAACCTGGAGACACTAGATTTTTTATGTTATTTGGTAAACCTATTATTGATAACCCTGATAAATTTGTAGATGACTTAATTAACAAAGCAATACCAAACGCTAACCAACAGGACAAAGATGATTGGTTTTTATATTTAATGAATAATGTGAAAAATCCAAATAAAGGATTGCAAAATGCTTATTTAGCTTCTATGGTTGAAGTTAATAATAAAATTGAAAAATTCAGAACAGAATACTTTAATTCTACATTTACCAATTATTTACCTTATAATAAAGATAAAGAAAGGTTAATGTGGTATCAATCACAAGTACCGGCTAACTCAAATGATAGTAGAGATTTGTCAAATTTATACAAATCAATTAATAGTGGAGGAGATAAATTTAATTTGAAAAAAAAGTTTAAATAATGGACTACTATAACAGATATAAGGATTTTTTAATTAATGGGAAGCAAACTGTTGTTCCATTTTTAACTATTCCATCTAGAGTTACCGACCAACAGTATCTTTATAGGTCAGGTCAAAGTCGATTAGATAAAATTAGTTTTGAAAAATATGGAACACCTTATTTCGGATGGTTAATACTTGCTGCTAACCCAATGTATGGCGGATTAGAACAAAACATACCAGATGGAACTATTTTAATAATCCCATACCCATTAACCGCAGCACTTCAAGACTACAAATCTTCATTAGATACACATATATTCTATTATGGCCGTTAGACAAAAACAAAATAAAAAAATTTACATTGAGACAGAATACGATAATATCGTTATTGTAAACCCAAACGAAGTTTTTACTCCTGATGGTAACAAAGAAGAACGCTTAGTTGACCACGAAGATTTGGTTTATTATGCAAATTTAGAAACATTTATTATACCTAGAACAAAATTGGCGATAGGACAAAGTTTTACTGACCCTGTTTTTAATACAACAATTGCCACAATTTTTAAGGGCGATGATGCCCTTAAAGTTAATTTTTTAAAACCAAAGGGTAAAACTGAATTTGATACTAGTTGGTCTAATCAATTAACAGGTGAAGGCTCAAGACAACAAATGGGAGCCAATCAAACATCTGAAAGGGTTGTTAGTAATGAAGGAAGACAATCATTTCAAAGGAGCGTAAAAAATAATGAAGATACACAATTATTAGGTATTAAATCTATTAGAGTTAATATTAAAGGAACTGGAGTTCCTGAGGTTGCGATTGAAATGGTTGACATACAAGGTAGGTCTTTATTTGAACAGGGTGAGAATTCATTGTATTCTGCATTTTTTAACTTTCCATATCCATTATTTTATTTAACCCTTAAAGGTTATTATGGTAAGGCGGTCAGATATAGACTATCTTTAATGTCTTTTAATGCTTCTTTTGATGCTGATACTGGTAATTATAATATTTCACTAAAATTAATTGGTAAGTTCACCGCACTTTTATTTGACACACCATTGTCTTACGCGATAACTGCACCAAAAATGTATAATACACAGATAACCGTAACAGAGCCAAACGGTAACAAAAGTTATTTCAATACATATAAGGGAAGACAAAAACTAAAAGAAGTCTACGATATATACAAAAGAAAAGGATTAATTTCTTCAGACTTTCCGGTTTTATCTATAGAAGATTTTGTACATAGGGTAGAAAATTACAAAACAGGTTTAAAGGCTGACTTAACTAAACAAGAAGATTTTACAAAATTAAATGATTTACAAGATTTTGCAGACAATTTAAATAAATTAAAAACTGAAGTATTTGAATATGCAATTAATAATTACTTAGATAGAAGTAGTTACTACATTGTCGGACAAGAAATTTATTACCCATTTAAAAAAGAAATCACATTTGAATCAAGAGAACTTTTTAAAACAAAAATTAAAGATAGAATACAAAAATATGTTTCATACTTAAAAGAAAATGCGACATTTGGGGAAGGAAAAAGTGCCGAATACCAAATCAACATTACTGTAAAAAATGAAAAAGACGTATTAAGAAAGTTAGATTTTAAAACTTGGTCGGACAATCAAGAAAATGTTAGAAACACTTATCAATCAAGGTATAACAAACCGTTAACATCAACAGACACTGAAGGTTATGAAAAGTTTGTCAGAGATGAAACTTTAACTGCCGTTTTAGATACTAAAGTGCAAAATGAAAATGGTGATTGGATTGAAGATAAACCCGATTACTTTGTTTTTGGTGATAAAATTATTTCAGACGGAACTTTTATAAAAAATTCATATTTAGACAAACTGGATGGCATGACAACTAGTTTAGAGGCTAAACAAAAAATCATTGAAGATAGATTAACTAAATTTTATGCTGAACAACAATTAAAACAACCCACAAAGGGAGGTGGTGGATTAGGGTTTAAACCAACAATAAGAAATATTTTTGCGGTAATAATGGCAGGTGCTGATGCCTTTTACAGATTAATGGAAGATAATCATCAGGAGGCTTGGAATGTTAGAACTGAAAAAGATAGGTTATTGGCAGTTATACCTGCAGAAAAAAACTTTTCAGTAGACGCTTTAAAGAGTATACAAAAATCTAGTGGTGAATTAAATGATGACAATGTTGTTTACCCATGGCCTTTATATTTTACTTTAGAAAAACAAGAAAGTGGTTCTGACCTGTATACTATACAGTATCCTGGAGATACAAAATACATTAGACAAACTAAAGCGTACGATTATAGAATTTGGCCTGAGGTTGGGTTTACAGAAGCCTTTATTAAGGCGTCTTTAGAAAAAGAAAGACCCGAATCAAATTATTCATATGATAACCCAACAGATGTTACAAAATACGTATCTTGTGGAGCGTTAGAGTTCCCTTTCAAAACCGCACCTTATCAAGATTTAAATGCGATTAAAATATTTTATGAAATTTTTGAAAGAACTTATTTAAGCTCACATTACGGAAATTTACCTAATAATGTTGCAACAAAAAATCAGATAGATAAATTTTATGGTGATATAGAAAGTTTAAATTTAAGTTTAATTGCACCTGAAGATATTACTTTAAATCAAACCCTTAGGAATTCAAAATTCAACATGCAAAAACTTGTTGAATATATGAAAGTAATATCTAACAATGGGCAGGGACAAAGTTGGCAAACATATATTAGGGATATTTTTACAACCGAGTATATACAAAATTTATTAAAAACTATTAATGAAATCTATTCAATTGACACAATAGAAAGTAGTTCCACACAAGTTTCCGCGGATTTACCTTTGATAAAAAATATGGGTGAGTTTTTAAATGATAGTGCGACTTCTCAAAAAAATAGATTGGACACATACCCATTTACTGATGTTAAGTGGTTAAAAAATAATATGTCTAATGGTAATAAAATTGAAAAATATGAAGACTTTAATAATACAACTAATAGTTTTGTT